CCTCGGCCTAATCAGCCGAGGGTCACTCTATACGTCCGTATAGAGTCTACTGTCTTCGGACAGTCAACTGATTTTCACCAGTCAACCGTCCTTAAAGAGCCTCACTTCTGAAGAGAAGAGAAACACTTTTAAGACCTTGGTGAACAATGAGTTGGGTGTATGTAGTAACACCAGCCAGCTACATCATTCGCGCCGAACGATAGAGAAAGGTTTCTGTACAGACCTTATTAGAGGTCTCAGAATCTTCTTTAACTTCTTCCACGTTAAAGTAGGAGGAGCTCTCTATCTTCGACTTACCCGAAGATTGATCACCTTCGGAAGAGACAACGGCCTTAATGCCGTGTCTGACAGCTTCAAGTACTTCTGTTATTATAGATTTAATAGATACGTAAAGGATCCTACATCCTTTCCTTTACCAGAGAAGTACTTTGATTTCCACCCGAGTCCTGCTATCAAAAGCTATATGGACCGCAAGTTAGGAACCAGAGGAAGAAGGAGTACCTTCTTCCTACAGAGCTTAATGTACCTTAAGAGAATACTCAAACCGCTTCCCAAAGAATTCATTGAGAAGTCGCTAGAGAAACATTCTCTTACACTATCGACGCCGTCCCCTTATCCTTCAGACGAACTACTCAGTTTTACGGAGTGGTTCATTGACTCTAATGTCAAACTGAACTATAAGAAGAGTGACTTGGATAGGGTACCCGCTCTCAGTTCCTCAGCCAGTTTTAATACTGGTTGCAAGAAGGGTGGGGTACAAGGAGAGGTCTCCCTCAACCTCCCTTGTACGAAAGGACCAATGAGTCTTCGGAAGTTCGCTATTATTAATAATGCGACGAAGACTCAAGTTCAATTATCAAAAGATCAAGCTGATCAAAAACTCAGTGATCTTATAAGAGGAAATGCAAGACCAGCCACAGTCCTTGAGCCATTAAAGGTTCGGATTGTAACTTGTGAGGATGCTTCAAACTTCCGTTTGAAGCCCGTCCAAGAAATCCTTTGGGAGCATCTCTTAAGAGGAGAAGAGTTCTGTCTGACAAGAGGAGAGGATATTTTCCCTCCTCTTAACAAACATCTTCTCCCGTTGGAGAAACTCCCCTTATGGATCTCTGGCGACTACTCAGCCGCGACTGATAATCTAAATAGACACGTTATTAATAACGTGCTTACTCAATTATCAGCGTTCTTGCCTTCCCCTTATTCCTCCTTATTAATTAAGAATGGAGGCTCCCATTTCATAAAATATCGAAATGGTACGATAATTGAACAGACTAATGGTCAGCTGATGGGATCGCTGACGTCCTTTCCTCTATTGTGCTATATTAATTATATAGCATATAATTATAGTCGCTCGAGATCCCCGGAAGATTTTTCTTCCTTCGTCCTCATTAATGGGGACGATATTCTATTCCGAGCGACTGGAAAGGGATACGACATTTGGAAAGATGTCGTGAAACAGTTCGGTCTTAGTCCTTCCCCAGGGAAGAACTATTGTTCTGAACGTTTCTTCATGATCAATTCACGCCTCTTTACGATTAAAGGAGGTAAGATTTCAGAGGAGCCCTTTATTAATTGGGCTCTTCTTAACTCTAGCCAACTCAAATCAGAGTTACGAATTGATTATGGTAATCCCTTTTCACCTCCCTACGGACAGTTATTAAAAACACTGTTCCGTCAGGCCCAGCCTTCTCTTATTCAGAAGAGAAGACTATATGGGCTTTTCCTCAGTATTCACAAGAAGAAGCTAAGAAGGTGTTATAATGACCTTCTTATCCCTTCTTGTTTAGGAGGAATGGGAGGATTGACTATCGAGGAGTTCCGAAAAGGTGAACTCCTGACTCGAGGTCAGAGGGAGAGGATGGTGAACGGATTTAGATTCCGTTTGGGCTTATTTGCGTTAAGGAAACATTTAATTCCCGCGGCCCGGTCTCACATAACGAGACAGAACACCATCATGGGTGAAGCTGTAAACCCATATCTAAGAGGATCTGATCCGGAGAACCCGGATCCGCCTACGTATTCCAATCAGCTCTCCTTCATTAATGCGGGAGGGCAAATTAAGTCTTTCCCAAGTATTAATACTTGGTTAAAAAAGACAATTGGAAGATCCTCTTTCTGTAAGTCGCGAAAACCCGACGGGGTACCCAACTTATTGTAGGCCATCAGCATAACAAGAAGCAGCGCGTGAGTGAAAGTGCTCTAGTTCCCTCAGACGAAAGGAGAGTAGCGGCTTGCCTTAATCGGCCGGCCACGGACCCTACTCCCGCACGAGAAAACGTTTGAGAACTATCACCAGTAACCGACTTCTTGTCGAC